ATCGCTTATAAAAAACTGTATGTTAACGCTGCTATTGATCTAATCGCTCGTAGTTTAGTAGCTTGTGACTTTGAATCTTATAGAGATGGAAAGTTAAAACGGTATTTAAACTACTATCAACTAAATGTATCGCCAAATAAGAATGAAAATGCTCATGAGTTTTGGTGCAAAGTTGTCCATCAGTTAATTTACGAAAATGAAGCATTAATTGTACCTATTGGAGAAGAAATGTGGGTAGCCGAATCATTTCATCGTGAAACTGCTAATGGGTTCAATGAGTATGTTTACAAAAGTATTTCGATTAACAATCAACTTTTGACTAAAGAATTTAAAGAACGAGACGTTTTATATTTGAAGCTTTCCGAAGAGTCGATAAATAGTGTTATTGACAGTCTTTATAACTCGTATGGGTTATTACTTGCGAAAGCATTGTCTGACTATCGTGGAAACGGAAGAAAAAGATATTTATTCAAGGGACGATTCATGAATTCTTTAACAGATAAAGATGGTAAAGCTGCTCAAGAACTGTTTGAAGAAAAAATGAAAGACTATATGGACCCTGAGAAAATAGCGTCAGTCCTTTTCCTGCCTGACAACGTACAAATGGAAGACCAAAGTAAAGATCCTCGCAATCTAGATACTAGGGACATTAAAAATCTCGCTAAAGATATGCTAGATTTCGTGGCTTCTGCTTTCCACATTCCACCCTCATTATTAAGTGGAATACCGGACCCAGGCTCGAAAGAACAACAAGGTGACCTTGACAATTTCATACTTTTCGCGGTTCGTCCTATCGGTGAAATGATTGTAAATGAATACAACAAAAAAATGTTTACACGGGATGAATATTTAAATAAAACATACGTCAAATTCAGCATGGATAACTTCAAATTGTTCGATCTTACTAAGTTTGCTAATTCAGTCGATAAGTTATTTGCAGTCGGCGGCATGAGCATAAACGATGTGTTAGAACGATTAGGAAAAGAGCAAATAAATGAAGAGTGGGCTGATGAACGTTATGTTACTAAGAACTATGAGAGAGCAAGGATAAGCGGAACTATGGAAGGAGGTGACAATGATGGAAATGGAAAAGATTCAACCGAAGTTCCTAATGATGGAGAATCAGGAGAACAGTAAAAAAGTTGTTGCTTATATGCATGGAACAGTTGGCGCTGGTTGGTGGGGCGATATTAACGCAAAGAAAACGCGTGAAATGTTCGACAATATCGATGCTGATGAAATCGAACTACACATTCATTCTGGCGGCGGTGATGCATTCGAAGGTATTGCGATTTGTAACTACTTAAGAAGTCATAAGGCTAAAGTTACTGCTGTAGTTGATGGTCTTGCTGCTTCTGCTGCTTCTTTGATTGCGATGGGCGCTGACAAAATTATCATGCCATCTAATACAACAATGATGGTTCATAGGGCCTCCACTTATGCGTACGGTAATGCTGATTCGTTAGAAAAGCAAGCTAAAATGTTACGCGACGTTGACGATGCATTGATTCAATCATACAAAAATCGTTTTAACGGTGAATTTCATGAATTAGAAGCGTTATTAGATAACGAAACGTACATGACTGCTGAAACAGCTAAATCTTATGGTTTCTGTGATGAAATTATAGATTCAATAGAAAGTGTGGACAACGAAGAACCAGTTATCGAAGAACCTGAAGAAGAAGCGCCTATCCAAAATGAAGGTGACAAACGTATTCAAAACGCTGAGAAATCAGCAAACTTTATGGCTTCATTATTAAAATCTATCAAACTATAGGAGGTACTTTACAATGGGTAAAGACTTAGAAACGAAAGTTGACAATCAAAAAAATTTAAGCGAGGTTTTAGCGTCGGGAACACCTGAACAAGTAGATAACGCTTTAGTGCAATTCGCACAAGGTATTCAAAACGAAATTTTACAACAAGCTTCAGTACAATCTAGTGACCAAGCTATCCTGGCTGCACGCGGTGGACGTGCTTTAACTAGCCAAGAAACAAAATATTACAACCAAGTAATTGCTGGTAATTCATTTGCTGGTACTGAAGCATTAGTGCCACCAACTGTTATCGAACGAGTATTTGAAGACTTAGTTCAATCTCACGAATTACTATCTAAGATCAACTTTGTCAACGTAGGCGCTTTAACTGAATGGATTCTTAAAAAAGGCGATATTCAAACAGCGTTCTGGGGCAAATTATGTGCTGCTCATAAAGAACTTTTAGATGAAGGTTTCGAAACGATTAATATCAGTCAATATAAATTATCTGCTTTCATGCCTGTATGTAAAGCGATGCTTGACCTTGGTCCAGTTTGGTTAGACCGTTACGTTCGAACTGTATTGGTTGAATCTTTAAAAATCGCTTTAGAACTAGCTATTGTTCGCGGCACTGGTAAAGATCAACCAATCGGTATGATGAAAGATTTATTGACTGTTGCTAACGGTGAAAACGCTGATAAAGCTGTAACGGGCGTTCTGAAAGACCTTTCTCCTTATACATTAGGAAACATCATGGCATTACTTACTCGTGACGGTAAACGTAATCCTGAAGATGTAATGTTAATTGTGAATCCAGTTGATTACTGGGCTAGAGTTTACGGTTACACTACACGTCCTAACGCGGATGGAACTTACGCTTACAATGTTCTTCCAATTCCAGGTTCATTCGTTAAATCTAACGCTGTTCCAAAAGGAAAAATGGTTGTAGGTATGGCGAAAGATTACTTCTTAGGATTAGGTGGAGCTCAACGTTTAGATGTGTACGACCAAACTCGTGCTATCGAAGACGAAGATTTATACATCGCTAAAATGTACGCTAACGGTCGTGCTGATCGCAATGATTCATTCTTAGTTTACGATATTACTGGTTTAGTTGATCCTAATACGGTAAAACCACCAGCAGGAGAATAAGGAGTGATCCTTAATGGGAGAAAATCAATCGAAGGTGACCTTAGTGTCACCTTTTGATTTGCTTGATGATGTAAAAGAAGCACTAGCGATTACGTGGGACGAGGAAGACAATAACATCCTAAAGCTGATAGATCGTTCTATTTACTACATCAATGATTTAGTAGGCGTTGAACTTGATTTGAAAGTCAACTTATCCGCACGTGAGTTAGTTATAAACCGCATTAGATACGAATATAACAACGCTTTAGATCAATTTGAAACTAACTTTGAACAACCACTTTCAAGGTTGATTCTACATGTAGCCCTTAAAGAGAGGGAAGTGTAATGGCAATCGAACGGCATAGAAAGACTTATAATGACGGGTTTGTAAGTGTCATGGAGAAGAAAACTATTCGAAATGCCATGAAAAAAGTAATCGGATACGACAATGTTGAGATTATCAAACTTAGATTTGCAGAACTTTCATGTCGTGAGATTGATATACAGCTAGTGAATAGTGTGGGGAAACAGTTAGATATGAAAATTGAAACGTTGTATGCTCCTATATTTAAGAGAAAAGATGTGGACAACCTAACGCTCAAATTGCGTGGCGTTTCTTATAGCATCATTAAAGCTGATCGTTTTAAAAACAGTATGTATTTATATTTACAAAAGGTTGGTGGTCTTGATGACACTGAATGAACTGATTGAAAAGTATAACCTTAGATTGGTTGAACATTTAGAAACGTTTTTTGCTGGAGCTCAAGTTTACCAAGACATTGTACAAGAAGATGAAGCTAAACTATCCACAATTAATCATGTGGTGTTCGAAACTGGCGGATTTGAAAGGACTGGTACTACAAATTACAACCAAGAAGTTACTGTTTATTTCTTCTCGGAAAATAGAGAAGACTTGGACATCTTGCAATTAGAATTCATGAGTAGCCTTTCTAAAACTGGTCATACCTGCAATAAATCGCTCAAAGATAGAATGAAAAAGAAAGATACTGAATTCTTTGTGGACGTACTCACATTTGAATTGACGAGGAACATTAAACTTGTCTGCTAAGTTTAGCGTTGATTCGGCGCAATTTGAAGCGTATCAAAGGAACATTGAGCGGTTACCCAACGTTGCAGAGAAGATCATTAATGAAGAGTTAAAAAAGAAAATATCACCAATTATGCAAAAGTCTATCCTAGGTTTAATACCGATTTCAGATAGAAAGAAACCACACGCAAAACTTTCTAAATCGATTCAAGGAACTTTAAAAGAAAACCTAACTTTAACCTTAAAACCTAAAGCCAAATACGCTTATCTAGTGTTTCCTGATTTGGGTGTTGGTAAAAGTAAGGGGAATGATCCTGAAAGGTTTATGGAGTTAGGTGTGGATAGAGAAACAAATAAATCTGTTGAAGAACTTAATAAGGCCTTAATAGAAGAAATTAATAAAACTTTAGGAGGAAATTAAATGCCTACAACTACAATTGACGTATTTGATGCCGTCGAGATTAAAAACGCAAGTGTACTTTTTAAAGGTGAATCAGTAACAAGCCCTTTCGGATGTATCGGTAAATTAGATGCAGAAACGGAAATCAAATCAATCGCAAAAATTTGCGGTGGTGTAACTAAAAAGAAAAAATCTAAACCAACACAATTAATTGTTAAGATTTCGGGGCATATGGAATTAAAAGTGGCTCGTAAAATTTTCGGTCTTAAAAACGAAGGTTTAATTGATAATGTGTACTCGTACGGCATTGAAAGTGTGGGGGAAGACTTCTCATTTGTCGCTGAAGAATATGATACATTCGAAGATAATAACCGTTTAATTGCGTTCCCTAATTGCTCTGCCGCTACTGGATTTGTTAAGAGTATCGAAAATGGAGCGGACGAGTTAGCTGAATTCGAAGTAGAAATTACAGCTTTACCTGATACTTATGGCGAATTCTATTATGAAGGTATTAACTTACCAGCTGATGTTCAAACAAAATGGTTAACTAAATTCGATCCTGCTGAACTACGTAAGGTTACACCATAATAAAAAACTATGAAAATACTTGGGGCGCTCTAGTTAGCGCTCTTTAATTTTGTCTAAAAGGAGAGATTTATAATGACAAACGAAATTACATTAGCCGATGGTGAAGTAGTAAAAATTAACCCTAATTTAACTGCGTGGACGCTATTTAATCTAGAAAAAGAGGGCATTATTGGCAAATCGTTTTTAAGTACTTTATTAGATACACGGGGCGGCGCAGGGAACGTTGATTTGTTAGATACATTCTGTGTTGTTTATGCAGCTTATCGTCAAGCGAACGTTTCTGATTACATGAATTTTGAATCATTCATGCAAAAATATGAAGTCGATATGACAGAAGCGTTCGGAATATTTGGGTCCGTACTAAAAAAGCAAAAAGATAAAAACAACATGGCAAAAGGGTTCCAACAAAAAGCGGGAAAAAAGGCTTAAAACTTCCTGAATTTGAGATTGAATACGTTGTGGATTTGTATAGTTTGTACGTGTTCATTTTTAAAATTCCGGAAAGAGATTTCTGGCACCTTCCTTTAAGGGATGTTCAAAGGATAGCTGAAAATAAGAGTGCTTACGAAGGTTGGAAAGCTTACCTCCAGGAGAAGGGGAGTGAAAAATAGTGGCTGGACCTTCAAAAGAAACAGTAATAAAGTTTAGGGCTGATACTTCCGATTATAAGAAAAATATATCTGATATTAATAGGGAGAATAGAGCTTTAAATCAAGAGTTGAAATTAACGCAAACTCAAATGAAATTAAGCGGTTCGGAAGTTGATAAACACGCAGCTTCTCTATCCACACTTGAGAAACAATACGAACTAGCCAAACGGAAGACTCAAGAAACAGCTCAACAATTACAAAGAGCGAAGCAAGTGTGGGGCGAAAACTCTACTGAAGTGAAAAAACTCGAAGAAGCGATGAGAAAAGCTCAAATTGCTGAAGCTGAAATGTCAAACAAGATCCAATTAACGACACAATCATTAGATCGAGCTAAGCAAGCTGAAGCAGAACGAAATAGTGAATCTGCGAAGTCTAAACAAAAGTTAAGCGAATTACAAAGAGCAGAAGCGTTATTGGCGACAGAAACTAATAAATTGAAATCAGCTTTAGAAGAGGAACGTGTCGCGTTAGGTGATAGCATTTCTGAATCTGAAAAATTAGGCGTAAAACAAAGGCACTTACAACAACAACTAGAATTATCAGCGCGTTCTGTCCACAACTTAGAACAACAATTAGAAGCCGCAAAAAGCGCATATGGCTCAAATTCGGCTGAAGTTAACAAATTAGAAACAAAGTTAAATGAAGCTAGAACCGCTGAAATGCATTTGAAAAATGAAGTCGAACAAACGAGTACATCATTAAGAGAACAGGCAAATGTAGCCGAAAAAACAGGTAATAAATTAAAAGAAGTTGGCAATAAGACAAAGGAAATCGGGTCTAATTTAACAAGCACTGTAACTCCTGCTGTAGCCGGTGTAATGGGTATTACGGCTAAATGGGCATCTGATTTCGATTCATCGCAACGTCAAATTCAAGCAGCTTTAGGCTTAACAGCTAAAGGCGCTGAAAACATGGGGGAAATCGCGAAAGATGTGTTTTCTAAAGGTTGGGGCGAAAGTTTAGACGAGGTTAACAAAGCTGTAATTAGAGTGTATCAGAATATGGAAGATGTTCCGCATGAAGACTTACAAGCTGTTACAGAAGATGTTCTTGCTTTATCTAAAACGTTTGATGTTGATTTGAACGAAACAACTCGCGGCGCTTCACAATTAATAAAACAATACGGCATGACCGGTGAAGAAGCGATGGACTTCATTGCTACCGGTATGCAAAACGGATTAGATGTATCAAACGAATTCACTGACAACCTAGCCGAATACGTGCCGTTATATAAGCAAGCAGGCTTTGCCTCTGATCAGATGTTAACAATTCTAAAAAATGGGACTCGTGATGGCGCCTACAATCTCGACTATGTAAACGACCTAGTTAAGGAATATGGAATTCGTATTCAAGATGGTTCAAAATCGACTTCTGATGCGATGGGGCAAATGTCACAAAGTACCCAAGACATGTGGGAAGAGTTTAAGAAGGGTGAGCGCCCGGCGGCTGATGTTTTCTATAAGATCATTAATGAGTTAAAAGGCATGGATAATCAAGTCGATGCCACGCAACTCGGCGTATCTCTTATGGGAACTAAATTTGAAGATTTAGGAAATGAAGTTGTTTACAGTATGGGCGATGCTACTAACGCCTTAGGGGAAACAGCTGGCACGATGGATAAACTAAAAAAAGTCCAAGAGGAATCATTTGGGCAACGCGCACAAAAGTTATACCGTGAATTTAAAATCGCATTAGAGCCTATAGGTAAAGTTTTCTTAGAACTAGCTGAACAAGTATTACCAATTGTGGAGAAAGCTATTAAATCGATGTCTGAAGCGTTTTCTAATCTTTCGCCTGAAACACAAAAAACAATAGGTGTTATAGCAGCTCTCGCTGTAGTTCTCGGACCAATACTCATGGTTCTAGGACCGATAATAACAACTATAGGAGGTCTTGTGACGTCTTTAGGAGGTTTAGGTACAGCGTTAGGATTGACCACAGCTAGTGTCGGAGTTGCCGGAGTCGCTACAGGAGGTTTAGGCGCTGCGTTAGGGGCGGCGGCGCTAGCTATAGCCCCTTGGTTAGTTGGAGCGGCAGCGATTGGAGCGGCGGGATACGGGATATACAAAGCTTTAAACGAAGAGGCTATACCGGCTGTAGATTTATTCAAAGATCGCGTAAATATAGCGGCAGACGGAACAGTGCAAAGTGTGGATAAAATATCCCAAGGTACTAAGAAAGTTGTTGGTTCTTATATGGAAATGTCCCAACAAGCCGGTACTGTCGCTATGGAAATGTTCGCACAACAACAAATTATTACTGATGAGAATCTTCCTCCTATTATTCAAAAATATGAGGATATGAAAAATCAAGTTGTTAGTAAATTCGAAGAAAAGAAGAACGCTGAAATTCAAAAAACACAAGAAGCTTTCGCGGGAATGAAAACAATAACTGCAGAAGAACAAGCTAATATATCAAAGATGTATACAGATCATTACGAAATGGAAAAAGCAAAAACTCAAGCTGCTAATGATAAAATTGTAGAAATTTGGAATAGAGCGAAAGAAGAAAAACGTACTTTGACAGCTGACGAAAACAAACAAATCCAAGGGTTACGCGAAGTCGCTGACCAACAGGCTATATCGGCGCTATCTAAAAACAAAACGGAACAAGAAGTTATTATGAACAACTTAAAGAATAGCAAAGAGAGAGTTACCGCCGAAATGTTGAGCGACGCTGTCACGAAGATGGAAAAAGAAAAGAATGAAGTTATTGATAAAGCAAGGAAAACTCGAGATGACAGAATCCGAGTGGCTGAAGATATGAAACGAGAATTAGGAAGCTCTGCCGAAGGAACAGCGAACAAAATGATTGACGAAGCCAACAGACAATATAGAGAAGTTAAAAGCAAAGCCGAATCGACAAAAAAAGAAGGTATAGATAAATTAAAAAGTTCTTATAAAGACTTAGAAGATCAAGTGGACACGAGTTCAGGAAACATTCTTAGCGCTTGGGATAAAGTGAAAAGATGGTGGAATAGTTGGAGTATCCTTCCGAAAACGATGACAGTAGAGAAAAAAGAAGTTGGACCTGCGAGTTTCGGGATAGGTACAGGTACAGCTTCAGCTCCTTCGCGTAGTTTAGCCGCACCGCGATCTTTAGTACCTGAAACCGTGCGTAGTTTTAGTATGTTCGCTAGAGAAGATATCAGCCCTTTGTATAGTCCCGGGATACTCCAAGGTCTTCCTGAACTAGCAGGAACAACTCTTTCGACATCTTATTCAAGAGAGAAAGAACAGAAACCTAAACCGCAAGAAATTAAAAATGAAATTACTTTTCACACGACTGTCAGAAATGAAAGTGATTTAAATAAAATGTTCCAAAAAGCAGATGATTGGTTTGCTAAAAAGGGACAAGCGTTGAACGTAGCTAAAGGGGGAAGCAACCGTGTTTGATATCAGAATAGATGATAATTTAGGGCGAGACTACCTTGTTTGTATGGTGGATCGTCCTAAAATTCCTACCGCTAAAAAGAAGGTTGAATATATTGAAGTCGATGGAAGGGAAAACGGCGCTTTAACGAAGATTAAAGGGTACGAAGACGTTGATTTTACAGTTGAATTCAATTTATTAGAAGATGAAAATATTAAGCCGTTATTAAGGAAAATAAAGGCTTGGCTAATGAGAGCTAAAATAGTTTCCTTTACTGACGACTTTGTTTATAGAAAGATCAAATCTGTGGAAATCGGTGACATAGAAAATGAAATAGAGGAATACGGAAAGTTCCAAGTGACATTCAGATCAGATCCGTATGAATATTCTATTGAACAGCCTTTCACGTTAACCACTCCTGCTACGATAATGAACCAGGGAACATTGCATTCTTTGCCTAAATTAACGATTTACGGAACTGGAGACATAACGATACAAATCAATGGTATCTCGTTTCAAATTAAAGGTGTTAATACTTCTGTAATTGTTGATTCTGACTTGATGGAATGTTATTACGATACAACTCCTATGAATAATAAAATGATTGGTAAATTCCCTACATTTAAAGAAGGAGAAAATACAATATCGTGGACAGGTAATGTAAGTAAGATTGATATTGAAACAAGGTGGCGATACATTTGATTACGCTTTACAAACCTGACGAAACAGACTTTACCCACAATGGTATAGGGATTCTTGATAATAATATTTATGAAGCTGAAATTGAGGAAATTTTAAACGGTGTTTATACACTAAGGTTTAAGTATCCTCTCTTTGCTCCACATGGATTAGAAATAGATGGACAATATTTAATCAAAGCGCCAACTCCTGATGGCTATCAATTATTCCGTGTGGCCAACCCACATCCAACTAACGGTGAATTGCAAGTATTCTGTTATCATATTTTTTATGATTTAACAGACAACTTTATAGAAGATACAAACATTGTAGATAAAACAGGTGTTAGCGCTATAGCACAAATAAAAAATAACCTCCAGTATACAACTAAATTTGATTTCTTTAGTGATATCACAAAGGTTAAAAATTCGCGTTTAGTACGTAAAAACCCTGTAGAAGTATTATTGGATAGTGGTCAAGATAACTCGTTCTTGAATCGTTGGGGCGGAGAGTTATTACGCGACAATTTCAACGTTAGAATGTTAAACGCTCGTGGTCTTGATCGTGGCGTTGTAATCCAACATAAAAAGGATTTATTAGGATATGAAGCCGATATTGATTGGCAAAGTCCAATTACAAAGATAATGCCACAAGGAGCTAATGAACTACTATTACCAGAAAAGTATGTTACTAGTCCGTTGGTTAATAAGTATGTTAATCCTAAAATTAGAAAGATTGAATTTCCAAATGTTAAAGCTAAAGTTGGCGAGTACGCAAACGACGAAGATGCGATACCATTACCGGAAGCATTGGACAAATTACGCGCTGAAGCAAAAGCAATGTTTGAAGTTCAACATGTGGATCAACCACTAGCAATTTACAAAATTAAATTCCAGGAGTTATCCCAAACGGAAGAATATAAAGACTTTGCTGTCATGCAACGCGTTTATATGGGTGATACGGTAACAGTCCAACATTTAGACGAAGGTATTGATGTTAAAGCGAAAGTTGTATCTTACAAATACGATCCATTGAACAAAGAATTCACCGATATTACAATTGGGAATTACAAAGAATCATTTGCTGATGTAGGAAACAAAGTAGATAAATTAAAAGAAGACGTCGATAACATGGAATCTAGTTTCTTAGATAAAGCTAAAAAATCAGCTACAGATTTAATTAACAGTGGTTTCGGGGGTCACGTTCGTATTTATCCTGAGAGAATTTTAATCATGGATACGAATAAAGAGTCAACAGCACAAAAGGTTTGGCAATGGAATATCAACGGATTGGGTTACTCGAAAACAGGCATAAACGGACCATACGGACTAGCTATGACAATGGACGGTTCAATTGTTGCTGATTTTATCACGGCCGGTACAATAAATGCGGCACTAGCGAATATTATTAATATCAAAGCTGAATCTATAGTATCTGGTAAGTTGTCGGCGCGTAATAATACTTTTAAGATCGACTTAGACCGTTCCGCGATTGATTTTTATTCGGTTACAAACAAAATTTCAACTACAATATCACAAGCTAGAGCGAGCGACGGAAGAGAAATATCCTATTGGACAATTGAGTCTACAGCCAATAAAGATGCCGCAATCAGTTTAGGTAAACGTAATCCTGATGGATCAGTAACTCAATCGTTGTATGTTGATGGTGAATATGGTGACTTATATTCATTTGCTCCCTCGGCATATTGGCACGCAACTATGTTTTTTAAAGGGACAACGGTATTCGAACAACCTATCGAATTCAAAGGAGCGGCAGCTCGGTTTGATACAGACATCAAAGGTAAGTCTTGGAGCCTTGCAAACTTTACTGGCATGAATGTTGGGCCGAGATTCGCACCAAACGAATCTGGAAAAGGAGCAATCGGAGACGCGAAAAACGTTTGGGGTGAAGTTTATGCAAATGGACTAAACGGTGTGTCACTCAATGGGTTAAAAATCGAAGACATCGTAAATGATGGGCGGTATGGACGTAATCGTGCTGACTCAGCTTTTGCATTTGCGTCAGATAATAGAAGTCGTATTGATTCTGTAGGCACTAGATTAAATGGAGTAGAAGATACAGCTAATACAGCTAATTATCAAGCGCAAAATAATATGAGAGCAATTATTCCATTAGAAAATTGGTCAAACGGTGCTGAATCCGCAATCAAAGAGTTACAAGCCTGGAAAAACGGAGCTGAATCAGCGATTAAAGAATTACAAGCTAAAGTAGCAGCTTTGGAAAAGAAATAGAGGTGAATGAAATGAAAATCATTTATTTATATGATAAAGAAACGGGCGTGTATCAAAAAAGCACAATTATAGTTCCACAATCAAAGGAAATAAGAGGTATGGTTACTAAAACAAGAATCGAAACGATGGTTATCGGAACAGAAAAAGTCGGTGATTACGAGTACCCTATATATGGAAATGTAGAGGTTACGTATGAAGAAGAAGGCATTATTGGATATGAAAACATCTATGATATTCCTGATAACGCAACAGAAATTCCACTTCCTGAACCTAACCCGAAACCTGTTTGGAACGGTGAAAAGTGGATTATGTAGAGCGGCAATAGCTGGTCTTTTTTTATTTTACTTAAAAGGTAGCTAAATCTGATCCGGTTGCCCACACAATAATCGACTAAAAGGAGGAATATCATTGAAAACAAAACTAATCTTAGATATTAATAAAACACAATACGCACAATTAAACTCCCTTGTCACTGGAAGGGTAGGTGATAAAGTAAGTAATGTTGTGGATGTCTATGTAATAGACGGTGGAATTCCATATAATTTAACAGGATTAAAAGTGTTTTTTGAATGTGCAAAGCCTGATAATACAGTTGTTCGTGATGATAATGGCGTAAAAATGATTGATGCCGCAAAAGGTTACTTTGAATATACATTTCCAACTGAAACGTTTGGAGCAATTGGCAAGGCAAAACAGGCATTTATGTCGATTGAAAAAGATAAAACAATAAGAGCAACAACTCAAGATTTTGTATTAATCACATTACCGGATGCAACGACAAATCGCATTCCATCTGAATCTTATGTTTCTGATTTAGAAAAACTAATTAAAGAATTAAATGAAATGTCATTAGAAGAAATAAATAGTCAAGCCGCCGCTGATGCTTCAGCAGCAAAAGAATATGCTGATAAATCCAATGAATTATCGAATAGTATACAAAAACAATTAAATGAAATCGTGATTAATGGTGATTCTTCAGTTGAAGCGGCACAAGCAAGGATTGATAAAAATGGAAATAGTTCTAACAATCTAAAAGCACGTTTAGATTCAGAACAGTCTAAAACAGAAGCTAACACAAAACAAATAAGTATTTTAACTGAACATGAAGTGTCTGTATATCAAAAAGGTGCAACAGGAATAGGTCTTGTAGATGATACAGATGCAATTCAATCTTGTTTAAATATCGCAAAAACAAAAGGTTCTGTCCGCATAAAATTTATTGAAGGATCATTTAGAATTACGAAACCATTAATCGTTTATCCTAATACGTATTTAGATTTAGGAAATGCACGATTATTAAGAGGGTATAATGGTGCTTTTCTTTACAATGGAGAAGCAGGGAAAAATTACGAAGGGTATAACGCTCATGGGAATATTATAATTGATGGTGGAATATTCGATGGGAATATATTGAATTTCCCTACAGGTTTTAATGCTATTGTATTAGGGAGAGGTAAGAAAATTATCCTTCAGAATACAGAGATACGAGACGTCGTTGGCGGACATGCAGTAGACATGAACGCTTGCAATGACGTTCTTTTTTATAAATGTCGTTTTCTTGGTTTTAAAGACCCTGGTTCTAGTAATTATAGAGAAGCCATTCAAATATCAAATCATACAAGTGATTCTTTCGGATCAGATCCTAACGCATTCGGAATTTATGATGGAACACCATGTAAAGACATCCGAATCTTATATTGCGAATTTGGAGAGAGTGGGACAATAGGTACACAATCATGGCCAGTTGGTGCTGGTCATCATAGTGCGGTTCATAATGTCTATAATCAAGATATTTACATTAGCGGTTGTACATTCAAAGGAATGACATTGGCTGGAATTAGAGGGTTTAAGTTCGCAGATACCAAAATTACCGAAAATACCTTCGAGGATTGTAATAGATGTATAAGTATGGATAGTG